TTGCGCCAAATACGAATCAGGATCAAAAGTTGCCATTATTGTCCCAACCTTTTCTTAATAGCCGCCGCTCTTGGATCATTTGGATTTGCATTTGCCCATGCCAATGCTGCTTGATCTTCTTCGTTCCGCAAATTCTGCATACGCTGCATTCCCGGCCCTGCTTGAACCTTCATACCTGCAATGGCGGTGCGTCTGTTTTCCGCTTTTTGAAGAATTGTTTCCGCATCTTCTCCGGGTTGCGGAAAATATTGTTTTTGTGCGCTTGCAAATTCAGAGGGGCTAATTGATGCCCCCGATTCTTGACGAAGGATTGCATTCACAAAATTACGTTGCGCTTGCTCTACTCGCTGTTGTTCTGAACTTTGCGTTGCGTTCAATATAGTACCTAAACCTTCACCGATGAATGGAATTGATTCTCCAGCCCGTTTCAGCAATCCGGGTTGAACTTTACCGCCTTGTCCAACGGTGTTAAGTATTTGATCTGCTTCAGCAGCGCGATTGGCAAAGGTTGTTGCCTTACCTTGGCTTTCAGTTAATGGTCTGCCGCCTTGCAACGGTTTGCCGTCAGCACCCAAAACAGGAGTTGCCATGCCGGTGCGCGGATTAAAAGCAACAGCACCGCTTTCACCTTCATGGAAACTCATAGCGGGGTTTTGCGCTTGATATTGCCGCAGCTTCAAATCTTCAAGGCTGATACCCAACCGCTGCGCTTCTTGTCTTGCTTGTTGCTGCTGTGCAGCCGAAAGGCTATTGAACGCTCGATCTGCAAGTGTTTTCTCTTGCGTCAATCGCGCTTGCGTATCAGGGGAAACAACTCGTTGTGCAGGGCCAAGATTCTTGCGTTCGCCGGATTCGGTAATGCCAAACAAAGTCGGCACACCGTCATCACCCATAAGAATTTGAGTTTCTTTAATTTTGTCGGCTTTTGGCTGACTAAATATTGTTTTTCCGGTGCGCGGATCAAACAGAGTTTCGCCCTCTTTAACTGCAATCGGCGCTTGTGGGCGCATCTGTGCAAGCAGTTGCGACATGGCAAGTTGCTTGGCTTGCGGATCGCGCAAAGCAGCCAATATGCTTGGATCAACCGTTCCAGGCGCACGCGCAGGAACAGCAGGCAACATTTCATTAAAATTGCCTTGGTCATCAATAGCCGTCGCGGGTGGACGAACGGGCTTGGCTTCTTGCCCTTGCATATGCCCAAACAATGTCGCAAAGTCGGATGCGCTTTCTCTTTGCGCTCTTTCGCCCAATGCTTTCTGTTCTTCAACCAAATCGCGCTGCGTTTTGCCAGCCACGTACCCTTGCAGCATCTTTGCAAGCCCCGTTAGCGGAGAAGTGCGAGCCTGGATGCCGCCATAACTAAAAGTCTCTGCGGGCTGGAAAGCCTGTTGCTGCATGATCTCAGCCATCTTCTGACGGCGAGCAATATCAGCCTGTTCAGCTTGATATGGGCTTTGAAGCGTAAAGTTTAATGCTTGATTTTCAGCCATTTTTATTGCCCCAATTAGAAGCCAAACAACCCTTTAACAGCGGTTGGATTGTAAGCATAAGCATCAAGTCCAGCACCAAGCAAACCAGTTAATCCTGCTTGATTTGCATTTGCTTGCGATTGTTGTAATCCATATTGCGTTAGCGCATTTTGGTTTGCAGCTTGAGCGCCAGCAAACACAGGAGCAGGCGCGACTTGTGCAGGTTGATACCCTTGGAATTGCGGCATCTGAATCTGCGAGCCTGATAGAAGCCCGGTTATTTCATTCAATGGCCCTTGACGCTCTGCAAGTTGTCGCTGTCTCTCTTGCAAATCTGCTGCGTTTTGTGCCGACATTGATGCAGTTGCTTCGTTGAAACCTTGAGCACGCGAACCTGTATCAAGGCTAATCCCTTGCAATGCAGCTTGACTCAACAAATCATTTCGGTTCTGCGCTTCTTGCGTTTGAGCGGTTCGATAAGCCTCTGATCCTGGCGTGATGCCTTGATTAGCAAGCTGATTTTCCAATGATGCTTGACGGCGCTCTAACTGCGGAGCAAGCCTAGCCATGATTGCTTCTTGACCCGTAGTGCCTGCATTAACAGGCATTTGAGCAAGGTTAGAAGTATTGATGCTTGTTTGTAGGGGATTGGCTGCTGCACCTGTAGGCGTAAAAGCGTTTTGAATCACTCCCTGTGCCGTCGTTGCGCCAGTTTCACCAAGCCCAGCCAATAGCTTTTGCACCCGCTGTTGAGCAGCAATCGTATCCGTAGCTGTTGGAGTAAGCGCCTGCGTAATCGTTGGAGTATCACCTTCCCACGTTACTCGTTGCGTGCCTAACGGCGAATTAATGTTTGGATTTGCAATTTTTCCATAAGTCAACGCCGCTTCTTTATTAGCCGCACCTTGAGCGCCAGCTACAGCATAAGGGTCAGGGGCTGCCGGTGCTTGCGGTTGAGATTTCCCAAAAACGTCACTAACTATGCCACCCATATCGCCTCCAGTTTCTTCAAGTAACGCGGCTGAATCCACTTCTCAGCATCGCGCTTCATCAATCCATAAATGCACAAATCGCCGTGTTCGCTTGCTTCTCACATCACCCCTTCTTACCTAACGCCAAGAGGATGTGCGAAACGCCGTGATTTTTTGTTCCGCTTATCAATGATCCCAGTTACTCGTTTGCACTTGTTCGTCACAAACGCATAGTGCATGACCGTTGAGATAAAGCCTGGCGTAATTGTGTCAGCAGAGATGTGCATCATAATGTTAGGCGCGATATAGCCATTGAACACCACACCGCAAATCAGCTCTTCATCATCGTTAACAAGACCAAACGCGACGTATAGACCCCAATCGGGTGAACGTCCCTGCTTCTGTGCGACATAGCGCCCGATGAGTTCTTTTGGCTCGGTAATGATCTTCATATACCCGCCCAGCCAGTCTGATACACCACATCAGTCGATGCCCATTCAATCTGCAAGCCTTTGCTCGCGCTTTTCATCTGAATAGCACCACAATAGCCGATACCTGTGATGCCTTGCCAGTTGTTCGTAATTGTTGCATCTGTGCCCCATAGACCTGTCCCCCACAATGAAGAGTCCCAGATTGCATACGTCTGCGGGCTAAACGATAGTGCTGCTGTCGTATCAGATACATCAAAATCGACGTTCATACCAACAAAGATAGCCGGTTGCCCATTAGTGAAAATGCTCGGTCTTGCGCGAGTGAAATACTTTTTTACACCGCGAGAGCCGTAATAGTTGAATGCTTGCAAAGTAAGTGCTTGAATGTTTGCAGCGTTGTCTTGATAGTCAAGCGTCCATGCCTTGCCGACGAAGCCATTCCCACCGAAGTAAGGGTCATCGTTGTAGATTTCCCAACAGTTAGCGTTCCAACCCGTGAAGTTGCTCCAAGCCTTTGTGATGTTGTTCATCACATATTGCTGTTGAGCAGAACCTTGAGATACGGGCACATTCACAAACAACGCATTGTTCTTTGCATTGTAAAGAATTTGCCAGCCGAAATTGTCTTGGTACGCCCTAGTTGCAGATGCAAATGCGCCTTGTATCTTGTCAGATAGAGCAACCCTTGGATCAAGCCGCGAACTTTGAACCGCCGAAGCAAGGGGATACAAGCCATCTAGGGTCAAAATCAACAGATCGCCCGAATACTTGAACATGCACCGCTTGCCAATAGGAGTGCCTAATTTCCACACTCCGATCAGTGCCCAAGTCGATGCAGAAGCGGGATCAGTCCCTCGATAGGCAATAATCTCACCATTGCTAGTGACAAATACTAGGTTGTCGTCAGCACCGTAACCTGCGTCAATCGTCCAAGTTCCAATCGCCACAAGATAACCACCGAAACGACAGATTGAACTCAGGTCTAGCTGTTCAGCAGCACCACCAACTGAGGAAGTCGGCAGATACCACGCTTTGAGGGTGTTCTTTTGAACGAACCAAACCCTGTTTTTAAACAACGTCACATCATCAAGCGTTGTCGTTGTAACTCCTGTAATTGCAGGAGTTGAAATTGATGTGATGGAAGTCCACGTCGTCCCGTTGTAGAGCAAAGGTGCATCTGTGCCATTGGCGCAATACATAAACGCACCGCCTGGCGTTGCGACGTTGACATACTCCCATCGAGAATTAGTAAGTCCTGAAACTACTGCCGCCCCTACAGCACCGCCTGCTGTTACGTCATAAATACTGCCAGCAGCAACTGCAAATAGTTTTTCAGCATTGCCGCCTGAGTAGTTAAACAGGCTCTCTACTTGTCCCGGCAACCCCGTTGCATACTGCTGATACCCGCCCCGCAGATTGACGCTAGAGACTGTAGGGAACATATTGGTCAACTGCACAGCATCAGTCGCTTCCATGTTGGCAAGCGAATCCCGAGCGTTCCAGCCACCAATAGGCGCAGGCAAAGAAGCCACTTGCGCGGCTGTGCCTTGCACCATCATCCTGCGGCGTGCGCTCGTAGCCATCAGTTAGTACCGTAGCCGCTGTCGGGGATGTTGTCGTAACCGATCAGGACTGTTCCAGGACGCGGTGCAAGCGACAGATTGGCAGACGACATATCGAGAGCCTTTGCAGCTTCCATCTCGGTCAGAGAATTACGCATCATCG